CAAAAAACTAGGTTAGTTATAGTAATAGTACTAGTAGTAGTAGTAGTAGTTATAGATATAGATATATAAAGTATTATATATATTTGTTGTAGTACTACATGATTCCAAAGTTCCAAAATTCCAGCAGTTTTGCGTTATGGCTGGCAGTTACCTATCTGCTTAATTTGTGGGCAATGTATTGTTTGTTTAGCACAATGCTTACACTCGCAGGCGATGATGAACGAACGAGATGATGCTCCAAAGTCCGTTGTCCTCAAAAAAAACTGGAATTTTGGAATAAATCGCGTAAGTCCTTGATTCATAAGGCTTTTTCCGATTCCAGCGTTGGAATTTCGTTGGAACAAAGTTGGAATCTTGTTCCAATAAACTGCTCGGTTCCAAAATTCCAGTACGATTCCAAGCGGGTTGGAACTGGGTTGGAACTTTGGAACAAATTTCATGACCCCGTGAAACGCTATTTAAGACGCTTGCCCACGCACGCGCAGGGACATATAACTGGCTTCAGCCCAAAATAAAAAAGCCCAGTCAACCTCTCGGCTAACTGGGCTTGGCTAATCAAGTATTACTTGATTGATTTCAGGAAGGCATCTATTGCCACCCTTGTCTTAACTTCGTCGGCTGTTGTGTCACCCCTAGCCTTCGCGTTCTTACATCTAGTTTTAATTGTATCCATAACTTTCCCAACATAAGTTGCGAAGTCATCAGTAGTTCCTCTCTCCCTTGTCTCAGGGTTGAGGTCACGGATAGCCTTGAGCAAAGCCTTCATTTTATTAAATGCATATTTATTGAATGGTGTTCTCACGCCACCAATCACGCCATGCTTAACAGGCTCGGATTGACGAAGTTGCCCAAATTGTTGTTGCGAGAACGACAAGGCATATGCAAGGGTTACTTCATTGCCACCCTTGGCATCAGGAATCCACTCACTGTTATAACGCTTGGCAGGGTTTAATTCTTGCCAACGGAGAGCCCAACCCTCGGTTAACTGAGCCTTAACCTCGGCTGGAACATCTTCCAAGATGTTAGGGCATTGGTCGAAAACATACTTGGCAACTAGGCTAAGATGTTCAACGGCTAATGCCGACTGGTAACCCGCGTTCTTGAGGTTATCGATAGAGAGAAATGTAACTTGCGTTACGCTAGGTGTGGCTAATGCCACAGGTGTTTTTGCTTTCATTGTGTTCTCCATTAAAAGCAGGTTTATGCAGGTGACAACCTCGCCACCTGCTAAACATTTATTAGCATAGGCTAGGCGCATATACAAGTTTTCAGCCACCCGTGAAACGCTAAATAAGCCCACGCATACACGCGCGACGACATATAACTGGTCTCAGCGGGCACAAAAAAACCCCGCAGACCTTGTGAGTCTGCGGGGTGAGTAGCTAATTACTTAGCGTTGTAGACTTTCCAGAACGCGTCTCTTGCAGTTCTGAACTTAGCGGGGTTCGCGGTATCGTCACCGCGACTTTCAGCGTTCTTTACGCGCTTGTCATAGTCAGCAAACATATCAGTCATAGACTGGGTGAAAGCTTTTGTAGCACCGCGTTCGCGGGTCTTACCCTCATTCAGCAAGTTGTTAGCTGACCGCTTTAACGCTGACAAGTTGTTTGACGCGTACTTGCTGAACTTGTCGCGTATCAGCTTGACCAGTCCATGTAGTTGTGGGTCTTTGTTTTTCAACTGACCAAACTCTTGCTGACTGAATGAGTAGCAGTAATGCAAACTCAATGTAGTAGACCCTTTCGGGTATTCAGCTTGTCCATCAAGCGAGTTACCCGCTTTGATGAGTACACCGCTTTCACCGCGTGTGAAATAGTCCTGACCCCACAATTCATGGGCGCGAACCATGAAACCCGCAAACAAGTCCGCTTTCAGTTCAGCGCTTGTCTCAGCGGGAAACGATGGGTCTTGACCCATCACATACCTTGCAAGGTCAGTAGCAGTTTCACCAGCACGGGCGAAGCGGTAAGCCGCATCTTTAATACTGGTGGGTTCGGTTGCCGTCAAAGCGATATCGGCAGAAGCTTTAGCTGTAGCTTTCATGCTAACTCCTAAAAACGCGGTGTGAGCGACACCGCAAACGCTGACCAGACTGAACTGTCTGATAATTATTTATAGCTGACCCTGAAACGATATGCAAGGTTTCAGCCATCCCTGACTCGCTAATTAAGCACACGCACAGACGCACGCGACGACAAATAACTGGTATCAATGGGGTAAAAAATAAACGAGGCGCATCGCGCCCCGTTTATCAGAATGTGTTACTCACACACAAATTTGTACTGAGGTACTTCTTTCAATTCCATACCTGTCATTACTTTCTTACAAGTAGGACTATCAGACATCACATATGCTGTAATCTCCAGACTTACGCTATCTCCATGCACTCTGTATTCTTTGTGATCATATTGTGCAAAGTCTGTCTCTTTCACTCTGTCGCTGATAGTCTCCATTGCTACTGATAGCATCGATGTCAGTCGTTCGTCTTTAAAACTAGTTAAGTCTCGTAGATAAACATTAAACTGGATCGTGTGTGCATATGTATAAACATATACGCTATCGTTTTTCGTAAGGCTTGCAAACAATGGAGAGTGCAAGGCTCGGATCATCATGCGATCCTTTGCTAGTTTCGTTGCTTTCTCATGCAACGCTTTAGCGTCTCTCTTGTATGATGTAATTTGATCATTGATTGCTTTGATCAATGGGTTTGCTTTGCGTGCTTTCATTTGAATCTCCAAAAAGTTAAAAGATAATTACCTACTGATTTGCTAGATCAGTATTATTTATATAGCGGTTAAATAGATATTTTGCAAACATCTAGCCATTGGATCGCACACGCCCATACTCACGCGACGACAAATAACTGGTATCAACTGGGCGAAATAAAAAGGGAGCCGAAGCTCCCTTTCCTTACCAGCCTGGATATCTATCTAGTTGATAGTGTTCACCCTTGCGTCTACCAGTCCTTGCTAAATCCAGATCGCGTGCTAGTGCGGCCTTAATTGATCTGCACCTAGCGTTGTATTCTTGGATCGCCATTCGTATTTGTTTTATCCATTGGTGTGCTACAGGATTACTCTTTCTTAAATCATAGAGTTGAGTGTTAGTCAAACTCATTGCAAAGTCCTCTTCGCTTTGCTCGTCAAACAGTTCTAGTTGTGTCATGTCTTACTCCTTAGTTAATTTGGTTATACATATCGGGCAATTCGGAGGCTGTCTCCCATGCCCTACGCGCTATCGCATCATCAAGCCATTCGTTCATCTCTGCCTCAGTCGGCATAATTCCAACAGTTACAGCGACGCCATTCTCAGACGCGTACCCAATGAATGCACCTTCGTGCTCAATGATTAGTTTCTTTATCATGATTACTCCTTGTTGTAGTGATGTTCAGCGTGCTCTTTCCAGCCATCATCATTAAATGATGGGTCAAACTTGATGATTGCTTGCAGTGCAAACAGCCCACCAATTACTACTGCAACAGTATCCCAACCGATATACATTGCACCTGATGTGATACCTAAGTTGATGCAGTACATACGAGACATAAGCACCATGCCAATCAGTAACCATGTCATTGCATTGATAAACCATTTAACTATTCTTGCTTCCATTTAAATCTCCAGTTAGTTGAACAAGACCGCATCTCTGCGGTTTCGACTATTAAAGTCTCGTCAGTTGTTCTTTCAATATGCGGTTGTGACCCGCTATTGCGTTATCGGCTGTAGAGTAATAACCTATTACGTTACTATCACCATCAGGTTGAAACACGCACGTTTCGTATGAGTCGCTATCATCAGCCTCACGTTTAGGTAGCAATACAGTAGATATTGTCACGCCACCTATTTCGTTTAGTGATATGCGCTCTGGCATAAGTCTGTACCATTCCATTTGATTACTCCTGAGTTAATTGTTCAACTAGCATTGCAAACTTTGCTTCGAGCACATCATCAGACCATTGCGCTACTTCAGCATAGTGCTCTGGTGATGGGCGCATACCATACACATCTTTGTGTAGGTCGCTGTATTCACAACGCATTTGTTCATGCTTAGTCATATCAGTCCATGCTTTCATATCAATCTCCAGTTAGTTGATGAATACTGAATCGCTTCAGTAATATCTATATAGCCGACGGGTATGGCATTTGCAATTTTCCAGAGACCCCAGCCCCCATGACCCCAGCCCCCCCTTTCCGCATTTGGGACCCCCGCCTCCCTCTACTCTAAGACTTACACAAACAACACAACAAAATCCCAAATCTTGCTATACTGACTCCGCAACTTGCAGTTGCATTTTGTTCAGTCTCCTTCTTTAGACCCCCCCAGTGGGGGTCTTTTTTCTGCCCCGCTACTGTATATAGGTGTTTTCCCTAGTACCCCCCGGGTAGGAGTCCCAACCTCCCCTTATATATGTGGTATATTTCGCAAACCATAACTGGAGTGCCACTTCCTCCATGCAAGAACTCGTTCCTGACATCGAAAGCGATGTCCCATTACCAGCCTCCGCGACAGAGGCTATGCCAGACTTGTCTCCAAAAGAAGAGTTGGAGATGCGAGCTAGGACGGTAAAGCTGATTTCTGACCTATCGGGTAAACCCTTAGAACCGGGTCAAGAGCATAAAGATCAGGCTAAAGACATAGTACAAACCCTAATGTCGCAACCCCAAAATGAAGTGAATTTAGCTCAATATCCCAACGAAACCGTTGCTTATTTGGCTGGAATGGTGGCCCAACACGACGTTATGGTCGTAAAAGAGCTGGCTGATCTTAAAAAATACGTAGTAAATAAGCTAGTTGCTGAGACTGAACACCCAGATGCCAAGATTCGACTAACAGCACTACGTGCTTTAGGTGAAGTTGATGGCGTTGATGCGTTCAAGAAGCGTTCCGAGGTCACCCATAAGCAACAATCTATGGAAGAAGTCGAGAAAGAGCTCCTCGAGACCCTCGCTAAGTTGGAAAAACGCACGATTGACGTGGAAGTTATAGAAATCAAGCATGAAAATAACACCAGAGCAGATTAAAAAGCTGAAAAGTCTGCTGCCAACAGCGTCACCAGACGAAAAACGCAAGATTCTTGAGCAAATCAAGATTTGGGACAGTGAATCAGTGCAAACTGTAGGTAAAGATTCTATTCTGGAGTTCGCTGACCATGTATATCCCGGTTACAAAGTGGGTCCTCATCATCGTAGACTCGCTAAAATCTTTGAAGATATCGCCAACGGAAAGAAAAAGCGTGTCATTGTTAATATTGCGCCTCGACACGGTAAATCTGAGCTCATTTCCTATCTTGCACCAGCGTGGTTTCTGGGCAAATTCCCCCATAAGAAGGTCATTATGGCGTCTCATACTGCTGATTTGGCAGTTAACTTTGGTCGCCGCGTTCGTAACCTTGTGGGTTCAGATTCGTATAAAGACATTTTTCCGCAAGTAGAACTGCAATCTGACTCTAAGTCAGCATCAAGATGGGGGACAAATTTCAATGGAGAATACTTTGCTATTGGTGTCGGAGGTGCTCTTGCTGGTCGCGGGGCTGATCTGTTTATTATTGATGATCCTCATTCGGAACAAGATGCTAAAACTGGGCGAGCCGACGTATTTCTTCCTGCTTGGGAGTGGTTTCAGTCTGGTCCTATCCAGCGTCTTATGCCCGGTGGTGCGATCATTATCGTGATGACTAGATGGTCTAAATTGGACCTAACTGGACAAATACTGAGCCAGATGGAGCGCGAAGAGGACGTTGACCCGTGGGAAGTGGTTGAGTTTCCCGCTATCCTGAATGAGAAGCCACTATGGAGCGAGTTCTGGACAATCGAGGAATTGTTGTCCAAAAAGGCTGGTATGGATGTGCGGTATTGGGAAGCCCAGTACATGCAGAATCCTGTATCAGAAGAGGGCGCACTAATAAAGAAGGAGTGGTGGCGCATCTGGGACAAAGAAGATGCCCCTAACTGCGAGTTCATCATCATGAGTCTGGACGCGGCTCAAGAAGCCAACACCCGTGCTGACTACAACGCCTTGACTACATGGGGGGTCTTTTTCAACGAGGAGACCAACAACCATAGCATCATCTTGCTCAATGCTATTAAGAAACGTATGGAGTATCCCGACCTCAAGAAGCTCGTTCTTGAAGAGTACAAGGAGTGGGAGCCAGACGCATTCATGGTTGAGAAGAAGTCCAACGGCTCTGTGCTTTATCAAGAGTTCAGACGGATGGGCATACCTGTTGGAGAGTTCACTCCGGGTAAAGGACAAGACAAGATAGCGCGTGTGAATGCAGTGTCGTCACTGTTTCAAGGTGGGATCGTCTACGCACCAGATCGCAGATGGGCTAAAGAAGTTATTGAGGAGTGCAATGACTTCCCGTCCGGAGCTAACGATGACTTAGTGGACTCGACTACCCTTGCGCTGTTAAGATTCAGGAATGGCGGATTCATTAGGCTCGAGACTGATGAGCCTGAAGAT